TGGCGTCCATTCTCCAGCGTCGAACGGGTAACCATTCCGCCGACGGACCCGTAGTATCGGCCATGACCGATATAACCTTCTCCGCACCAGCGGGAAGGGGGTAGGTAGCAACAGCGGCACGGTAGGGAAAAGTCACCGAGGCTACGCCATAGACCATCGGCCAGACTCCAGTGATGGATTCATTGATTGCTGTCTCCACGCTGAAGCGTGGAATGGCGGGGGATATGGTCACCCTGGAGTCCAGGGAATGACTGGATGCGGTTGACCCGCGATACCCTCGGCCAAACGGAGAGAACGTCACCGTATTGGAAGATGCGTCCACGGAAGCAACGTGAATGAGTTCAGCACCCACCTCGATCACCGCGCCAGCAGACACGTTTGACGTGTCAAACACTGTCACTGACGTATCACTTACGGTTAGCGGCTCGGTGATGTGAGTCACTTGCTCTTGACGATTTGTGTACCCACCGACCATAAGGCAAGTGGATTCCACGAACGAATCCCAGGTGACGCTCATGCGGCACCACCCGCAACGAAACGTCCAGCGTTCTTAGTTCGGATCAGGCGTGCGGGCGGATCGACGTTAGCGTTGTAGGGGCGACCCAAGTTCTCTGTAGCCATCTTGGCTGCATTGATCTTTTCCATTGTCGTGCCTTCGGGTTGAATCCCTTCGGCCCTTACCTGCCGGTAGGTACTCAGTTCCCTGTCAGTCTTGTCGTACGTGGATCGCAGCGGGGAGCCCATGCGGGCTCCCACTGAAAGGTTGGCACTGCGAGCACACTCAGCCCACGTAGCGTGGGCACCAGGCGTAGTACATCCAGATCGACAGTTCACGTTAAGCCTCCTCAATGAGATCGCCAAAGCCAGCGGAGATAATTAACGCTCGGTCAGCGGGAGTTATTTGATGTTGGTATCCACCCAGGTAGAAGGCGTCACATTCCTTGAGTTCTGTGTGGGATGGGTATTCGACGAGGCGACCAGCGCCACCTTCGATGAGTAGGGAGACCCCTTTTGTGATAGAAAATCTTTCAAAGAACGGATCGTCTGTGTAAACAGCGTCCACTGTTGGCAGTCGCAACCTCAACACCGGCAAGACGAGTACGGTGAGATGGGAAACGGATGCCATGGGGTCGGCAGTTGCCGTAAAGACCAATCCACCCGTACCGACGAGCGTGGCACTACCGGACATGTCCTCCGCCGCTGCTGGGTAGGAGATACCCCCGGCTGCAACGACCGTTCCATCCATGTCTACATAAGAAGACGCAAAGAAAGTTTGCGTCCCGACAAAGTTGGACGTTGCCGAAGCGGATAGGCCACTCGTTGAAGTTGTCACCTTTGTGCCAGACCCGGAAATAAACGCTTTAGCGGCTAGTTGGCTTCTAGCGAGCCCGTCGATTGTCACGCCTGATATTTCAAGCGTCCCGCTGGCGGTCAGGTGTGCCATTCCTCCACGAACAAAGTGCCCGCTACCAGTAGCAGTAGCGGCTGACGTGAACGTGGCTGCGCCATCTACGCGCACTGGACCGCCGAGCAGGATGATGGTCCTACTCGGGAAGGTACTCATCAGCCCAGGGTCAGGGTAATAGCGCTAGGAGCGAATTGAAGTGTGTCACCAGAGGTGAGCGCTTTCGATGCGGTAAGTGGTCCGTACGCTAGACGGACGTTAGCGTTGTCGTAGAACTCGATACCGACAACGGTTGTCGTGGGCATGTTCCCGAACGTCACGGTTGTGTTATTGCCAATGGAGCCACCCGAGGCAGCGTTGAATGTGATTGTCTGACGGGAGTACCCGCCACCGATCACCTCAGTGCCCTCAGTCGCGTCGTTTCCGTTTGAGGTGACTAGGGCTAACTTGATTGGGGTGGTGGGGTTGAAGGCTGCTGTGCCAACAAGAGTGTCTAGGAGTGCGTTCTCAGCGAGGTTGGTTAAGTTGTCGGCCACAAGGCCCTCCAAAAACTAGAAGAAGAATGAGAGAGCGCGGAAGGGGCCCCTTTGTGAGGAGCCCCTTCCACTTCTGCATCGCCTCAGATCAGGCGATACTCGAAGACGAACGGATCTGGTAAAGCGCGTCGTCTCGGTAGACCGAGTGGCCGAGAAGTCCGTACCACCCGATGCTGCGGTAGCGCATCAGGGAATCGACCACGGGCCCAATCACCACTCCGGGCTCAACAGCCACGGCTTCCGCCAAGGCTTGCTTGCCCACAATGAAGGTCGTGTAAACCTTGCCCGCACCGGCACCGTCAGGGGTGACAGGCACGCGGGGAGTCTCGATGAAAACGGCACCGTGCAAGACGCCAACGATTCCGTTAAGCGGCTTGTCAACGTTGCGCTCGGTGTACTTGTTGAGGTCATCGAATGAGCCTCCACCAGTTTCGGCACGAAGGTCATGAGCCACCTCGGGGTGGATCATGGCCGTGTACAGCGAGCCCTCACGGGGCACGGCATTGTTGGTTCGCAACTTTGCCACCACTTTGCGAACATCAGCAGCGGTAATCACGTCCTCGGCAGCAACTTCCCCGTTTGCCGTGGGAAGTGTTGCACCGCCACTGCCGTACAGGAGTTGAGTGCCACCCAGGAGTGTGTTACCAACTACCACATCAAGGCTGTCTGCCATGTTGTAGGCGATGATGTCGGCCACTGCTGGATCGACATCCGCGAATGCGAACTCGTTCAACTTGCGGGTCCGAAGCACGGAGCGCCCACGCTCGTTGAGCGTCACCGAAACGGTAGACACGTCGGGCATAGCCGTCGCATCCGGGTCAACGTTCTCATCCAGCGTTGCCGTCGTGGGTGCTAGATCGTTGTACAGGCTAAACACCACGGACGAGCCGGGCATTGCCTGCTGCACCGGGCGCTTGTCAGCAAGCGAACGGAGCAAGGGTTGGCTGCGGAGTTCAAACTCCACGTAGCGGTCATAGGCTGCCTTTACAAGGCCAGCCAATGCAGTTGTGTCCGTGTTCGCCACGGAACATCACCTCCAAGGTGAGTTAAATGAATGGACTAGAAAGCGGCGGGGCCGCCCTCAGAACCGAAGAGAACTTTGTTGAGTTCCTCCGGGCTGCGGGCACTCTGAATGAGTGCCGCTAGTTGGCCTGGGTCGCCGTTGAACTGGCTGCCAGACTGTTGCACCTGCCCGTTTTGTGAATACCCACTCGTGTCTATTTGTGGAGCGGAAGTTTCGGCTTCATCAGTGTCGCCTTCCACCTGTGTCGCTCCACCGAACACATCTGCGTACTCGTTGATCCACGCTGCTACGTCCTCATCGGAGGTAACGTCTTCGGGAACGAAACGGGCAATCTTCGGGTTGAGACCCTTCGCGGTGAGCACGTCTCGGACGCTGCGTTCACGAGTCTGTGTGTTAATTGCAGACAACTGCTCTTGCAGTTCTTTAATCTGCTTCTCCTTCGATCTGTTCTCCTTGCGGAGTTGACGAAGGACTGTAGACCCATCATCGTCGTAATCGTATTCGTCGTTGTCGTACTCGTTGCCAGACATGGCACTCCCTTTTTGTGTGTTTAAACGCGACCCTCAACATTCCCGCAGGGGAGCGGGGGTTGGCTGTCACTACCGGTCTTCTGACTCAGGCAGGGCCGGTCGATCTACCTGGAGTGGGGTGTGAGGCATGACCCTCGCGCCGTCATCAGCGGGCACCCCGAGAGTCGGAAGACTCTCAATTCATAGCCCTCCTAGTAGGAGGTGTTACCGCCGAGAGTTCCCTGGAAGGCACCCGACTGGCCAGAGAATCTGGCCCGTTCCTGGGATTGAAGTTTGCGAACCTTGTCACGGTTCTCCTTGTTGTAGCCGAACTCGCCCTCCACGACATCCTCATCAGTGAGGTCGTCGATTCCTTCCAGGGCAGAAAGCCGCCTAGTGGAATCAGCGAGGGCACCAGCCCTCTGGAAGGCAGGCCGGAGAGCCTGCTCATTGCCGCCAGTCATCTGCCCAATCTGCTCACTGAGAGAGCGGCCAATCGTCAACCCTGACTGCTCGGCCGTGCGGGCAGTAATACCGGCAGACACCCTCTTCTCGATGTCGCCAATGGCCGTGTCAGCGTCCAACACGTACCCGTACAGGTCACCGATACTGGCCCCGTACAGGCGCTGCATTGACTCCACGACCAGTGGGTCTGCGTTGTCCACGACGCGCTGCCCCTGCTCCAAGCGAGCATCCACCTCAGCAGCAGATACGTCTTGGGAGATCAACCCAGCCAGGTAGTCCCTGGACTGAAAGCCTGCACTCATGCCACGTATCCGCATACGTGTAGCAATCGCGTCCTCAGTGGCCAAGTACTCCGCCTCGGAAAGCATGTTCAAACCGTTCTTAGTCCGTGCCAGGTTCCCCTTGAAGCGTTCCTGATAGATCTTGTTCTCACGTAACTTCACGGCAATGACTTGAGTGTTATCTCCCCACTCTTCAATGAGACTCGCAACAGACCCCGTAAGTTCCTTGAGACCGAAACGGTCCAGTAGGTCAGACAGAAAGACAGCGGCATTCGCCTTGTCGCGGTCAGTGGGTCCACCACCGCTCCAGCCGGGGATAGCGAACTGTCTCCAGTTCCCCAACTCGTCCTTACCCCACTCGTAGCCCTCGGCGGGAGGACCGGGAGGGTTATCAGTTACCGGGTTATTCGGTGCCAGTGGGTCTCCGATACCGACGTTCACGTCATCGTCAGGCAGATTAGAGTTATCGCCACCGTCAGGTGGAGTGACGGGTGCAGGTGCAGGTGCAGGCTTAGATGTCGTCGTAGCACGCAGGGCCTCGTTCATTGCCTTACGGTCGGCTGCACCCAGGTTGCCGTCCTTATTGGCGTTCTGCCTAAGTTGCTGGATGATCTCCCGCTTCTCCGCCCGAGAAGCACCCCCAGTGGACTGAACCCGCGCGATAGCGCGCTCTAGATCTGTAGCCACCTTAAACCTCAAATCCGAAAGTCTTCAACAGATCCCTGCCCACAGTGGCGTACTGTTCGTACGCATTGTTTGTCTTCTGCCAGTCGGGATCTTCACGGATCATTTTTTCAAACTCCCAACCCGAGACGGGTCGGTTCTTCCCAGTCGCAGGGTCCACGTACTCCATGGCCTTACGGACAAGACGATGATCTAATCCGACCTCGTTCTGGTTCAACTCCAGCATTCGCGCAGTTGCGTTACGGAAGTCCAGTGAGATGTCAGTGACATCCAATCCTTCCTTGAATCGGTCAGCGTAAGCACCGTACTTAGATGAGAACACTTGCTCTCTCATGTTCTGCTTGATCTGGTCAATGGTTGTCGCACCTGATTGCAAGTCACGCAGATACTTCTGCATAGCGTTTGCTCCGACCTGGACACCGTTCGCTGCAAACCAGCGAAGCAACGTGTCCTGACTATTGCCAGCGTCACCGCCCAGTTCAGTCATCGCATACGGGTCAGTGTCAGAAGGCTTCTCTTCAACAATCAAATACTGAGACAGCCTCCGGTCAATCTCCGTCTTATCGAACTGACCAGACAGAAAACCTTCATCGGCGTACACCAGGGCGAGAGCCATCTTGCGGGCCTCTTTAGGATCAAGAGTCTTGCCCATCTTCCCCACAGCGATAGTGTTGATCTCTCGCTCCAGGTTGGCGAGGTTCTGTTTAAAGTCCTGGTTATTCTCCCGGTAGCGGGCAAGGTCGGCACTGATCTCAGAGGACGGGCGCTGCCCGAACTCTGTATCGTCGAGAAGTTTCTTAAACTCCCGGTAGATCTCACGCTCGTCGATCCGTCCTTTAGCGAGACGGTTACCCAACTTCTTGATGATGTCTTTGATCTCCGGGTGCATCCGTATCAGTCGGACAGCGAAACCTGCCTCTTCCAACACGTCACGCACTGAGTCAATGTTGTCAGCCACGTCCTTCTTGGCGTTTCCCTTTTCATCCTTGGCTTCAGCCATTGAAGACGCCCTTCTCATTCAAGTATTGCTGGAACATGCCAACCATTTGGCCGCCCACCTGAAACTCCGCGAAGTCGTCGTTCTTCCGCAGTTGGTCAGCCAAGACCTGCTCCCGACCAGCCGAACTCATGCCCGACTGTTGGACGACACTGCCGCCCTCCATAGACACCACTGTCGGGTTGGCGCGCTCCGCCGCGTTCAAGGCAGAAAAGTACTGCTCAAACTCTTTATCGTTGACTGTTCGACCGACCATCTGTAGGGCCAGGGTGTCGATAACCGACCGGGCATCTTCACGGTTCGATAACACGATGGTGGAGTTAGATCCACCACCACCACCACCGTAACTACCAGAACCACTACCCGATCCATCGTCAGCCAACGTGGCTGCACCACGACTCAGGTCACTCATCAACAGTTCAAAGGGCGAGATCCTAGCCCCATCAGTGCTGGCATAGGCAGACAGTTCTACATAGTCTGCGTACAGGGAGTGGCCACTACGGCCCAGTTCAGCACCAGCCCGTTCCCACAACTTCTGCTCACCCAGCGACTGCTGGCGGTAAAAGCCAATAGTTCCCGCCTGAGACTTAGACACCTGATCGTAGGTGTAGTACTCGTACGAGAAGACGCCCTGCCCGCCAGTGCGGGGCATCGTTTTCAGTACCTCAGAGTACGGCGAGGCTACAGATGACAGGCCCTGCCCACGGACCTCGTACGCCGTGGGCGCGGAACGCTGGTTCTCAAAAGACAGGGCGTTGGTGTAGGAGTCCTTCAAGCCTCCAAGGCCACCACCACCTGACACGTTCTGCGTACCACTGTAAGTGCCGCTGGGGACTCTCCCCGTCATATTTGTTTGACCAGCCGCTCTAGCGGCATCCATCCGTGCCTGTCGTGCGATTTGATCCGCCGTGAAGTTGGCCATAGATCCCTACTTTCCAGGTAGTTGCCAGCCCTGAGATAGAGCGCTAGTCATAATTTCCAAGATGCGCTCCCATTGGTCATTCCCAGGGAACCTCTGCAACTCTGTTGTCAATGCGCCATCCCATGCTTCTTTAAGAGTGGCGCGTTCAGCGTCATAGTTCGGGTTGGCGCTTTGATTGATTACCAGTTGATCTAGTTCGCTTTTGGCCCACGCATATCCCTCATATGCCCGCAGCACTTCCGGCCCCAGGCCGTTCCCGTCAGTCCCGATTGCTTCCGCTACCGTGCGAATCTCTTCCACACGGTCAGCCCAGTACTCAGGCTGTTCGCGTTCATTGACGTAAAGGCGAGTGGACAGGCCATTCATGTCTGCGCGAGTACGCCATGACGCCAACGTGGCGTCCATGGATGACTGGCGAATCTTCCGCTGCTCCTCAGTGGGAGCGGCATCAACATCCGCCTGCATGTACCGCCTACCCAACTGGTAGTCGATGCGGGCTTCCTGGGTTGCCAGATCTTTCACCTGATCAATGAGCGTCTTAGGTGTGCGAACGTCAAACATGTTCAACACACGCATAGACTTCGTGGTGACTTCACCAGTGTTCGGTCCAAAAATGGACACGCCAATCGGGTACTCGGTCATCAGGTCGCTGTGACGAATAGCGAACTCTGCGTTACCCTCCAGCGGCTCCATGTAGCCCATCTCCGCAGCCTCTGAGCGAGACAAGGAGTAAATGCCGAGACCTGGGTTTTCCGAAGTCCATTTTTCTATCCACTTCCAGTACCCGTCTATGCCGTCCTCGGATTCCATGGCTTGCTTCATTCCTTTAAGGAATGAGGGGCGCATGCCCGTGGAACCCAAGTCCCGGCCCAACTTGGAAACAGTGTCTTCCATTAATTGAGGTGCGGATGGGGCGAAAAGTCCCGTGACTATCATTCCAAAAACAACGGCAAGAGAAGTACTACGAAGTTCGTTGGCGTATGCCTCCGCCTTCACGGGGTCCTTGGAGTCAGCCATGCTGAGTCCTCGCCCCTGTGCCTGCATCATCATCGCGGCCTTCATGGTCGCGTTGTATGACAGAGTCCCGGGAAGTTCTATGCCAAGGGCCGCAGGTAGCAGGCCAAGGAACGCCTTGTCGATAATCGGCGGTAAGGCACCAGGAAGGCCCTCAATAACCTCACCAAGAATGCCGTCCAATGGACCGTCAAGGTTCAGATCCTTATCTGCACCGATGGCACCGAACAGTTGGCGATCGATATCGCCAAAGATGTCATCGGGTCCACCGATTGCCCGAAGGACCGGACGGTAAACAATTGACGCCCACGGTGATGCCAAGGTAGGCATCCACGAGTCGGGGTCGGCAGATGGCGACAGCCACTGCACTTTGCCACCGATCATGAACCCGGCAGTGCTGCCGAACATCGGCAGCCACCGCGATAAGAACTCCAGTCCAGCGGCTGAACCGGGGTACACGAAGTAGTCCTGACCGTATTCGTCCGTGTGGCTGAAGCCGGATTCATTAGTCGCCTCCCAGATAAGTGAGGCCCGCCAGAACGCTATGGGGTCATTCTTGGCCACCCGATACATGCGGCGACCAAAGTCCTCAATGGCCCGATAGAACCGGGCGACGTTTCGGACACGGTACGCAGCACGTGACCTAACCGCTGGATTATCGACGTATGACATTGTGAGTGCGTAAGCACGTTCGCTGGACTGCTTTGATGCCCAGGAACGTGCAGCATCTTCACCGAACTGTTTCGCATAGACCTCTTCCAAAGCACGGAACGTTTTACGTGATTCAAGGTAGTTCGCTTTAAAGATCGGTTCACGAGTCATGCGAGCCAAGGACCGACCCATGGCTGACCAGCCCTTGTCGATAAGTGCGTTAACACTGCCCATGTCGGCTGGAACAAGAAACGACTCGCCTGACACTGCCACAGTGTGATACGGAGGTTTAAACGTCCCTGAAAGAAAGTCCTCCATTGCAACCACTGGATCACCAGTGGCTTCATCAATGACGGAGTATCCCTTCTTCTCTGGGTTCCAGAGGGCGTCCAGCAACTCCTTGTTGAACTTACCCTCTGGGGTAGTGAAAGTCCCTGAAGCATCCTTGAAGCCTTTCTGCACAAACAGACGCTCATCAGCCGGTTCGTACAGACGAAAACGTTCCCGGTACACGGGCCACATCTCGTGGCTCTTAATGTAGTTAAGAACCTCATCTTCGATCTTCCGCATATTTGCGGCATCAGATGAGCCTCTACGGTTCTCCGCAGCCCACCAGCGTTCCAGTCGCTGCAAGATTGCCTGGCCCCTGGGGCCATCGGACGTGACGTTGTGCAGGGCGCGAACAGCACCCTCCGCCTGGGGTGGTGTGACCCTGCCGACTACGGTTCGCTCGGACACGTACTGGGCTGTCTGGTCAACCCTGACACGCCGGTACCACTTGCCACCAACCTTAACCAAAGGTTGAAGATCTCCGTCTGCTGGCATGAGACTGTCAGCCAAGTGCCGTGACGTTTCCGCAGCCTTCTGCTCGTACGCTTCGCCCGTCGTAGACTTAAGCAAATCGTCCATGTCTCTCAGGATCTCCTGTTGACGCGGGCTCAAGTCTTCAATCTCAGCACCGCGACGTAAACGCACAGCGATACCGCGAGCCTCTGGGTCTTTAACCAGAAGTAGACGTTGACGTGCCAATGCCTTCATCTGCAAAGCCACCACGCCGTCGCGGCCAAGTTTTGCAGCCGCAGCCCGCTCAGCGGGTGAGGTCATGGGCATGAAGATGGCTGCCGCTAGGCGTGCCCGCAGAGTGTTCTCCCTGCCAGCCAGGCCAGCATTGTTTGACAACTTAACCGCAAGAGTCATCCGTGCCGTGTTGACGATACCTAACTTCCGTGGCTTCAGCCCCGCCCTCTCCAGTTTGGCTAGACGCTCCGCAGCCCTCGCCTCAACGTTCTCGGCAGCGTCAATGACCGATTGATCAGTGGCCCTCTTTCGAACGTCGTCGGCTTTCTTCGTGGCCGCTTCCAGTTCACCCTTGGCTTTCTGAACATCCTGATCAAAGCGTGCTGTCGCGCTACGCACAATGGTGGAGATACGGCGGCCCTCGGAGAATGCACCCATCTTTCCGCCAGTGATGACATAGAGAACCATGTCCTCAAGTCCGTTACGTAACTGAAACCGTGGCCCCGCAAGGGTGCCAAACGTCCACAGGTCTGTGACAGTCTGACCAACACGGTTATTGACCAGCAGCGCGTTCATGTACGAACGTCGTGCGGCGAAGTTATCCAAGGCACCGAAATTAGGCATGGCCAGGGCATCATTGGTTTGCGACAACCAGACAGCACCCTGACGGGTACTGCCACCCACGTTCACTTCACCAGGGTTGGAAAGGTTAGCCTCATCCATCCAAGACTGCTTGGCTATCTTCACCTGTCTTTTCATGTCTGCCCGCAGCCCTTTCGCCACCGGCTTCCATGCGTCTTGCGCTTTCTCTACGGCCCGCTCTTGGGCCGCCCTTGCCAATAAAGGTGCATTCGCTGAGTTCAAGCGATCCAGTTCCAGGCGTGCCGCAACAAGGTCCTGGTACACGGGATGCTCGGAAATGGCAGCATCTAGGATCAGTTGTCCTTGCGCGTCCGCGTCGCGCATTGCGCCACCGAAACGATCGTACTGATCCGCTGCGTACCGCTCGTTCATTCGAGTGCCGGAGACACCCTTGAGTAGTTCATCAAACTTTGTCGCCCCAGTGGAATCCAGCAACACCCGGTCAAGGCCGGAGGCTCGACCGTAAGTGCGAACCATTCCAGCGAAAGCCAGTTCGCGTTGAGCCTGATTCATCTTCGCCCACTCGGCGCGGAACATGGAGGCCATGGGCCGGTTCACGCCCGCAAGGCGCATCATCTGATAGATCTTGCCAGCGTCCCTGGCATCGAGAGTGACAATACCGCCACGAGTGTCAGGCATCCGTGCCCACACTGCCGCGAAGCGGTCAGCGGCACGAGACAGTGCCAAGGATGCGTCATCACCACGGAGCACACCTTTCTTAGCCCACCCTGACCGGGATACGCCAAGGGCATTGCGCCACTTGGTTGCACGCTCGCCGTTCCCAGACAGCACGGAATCCAGTGCCTGCCCTGCCACGGTGCGCTTCGGGGCACCGGCAGCATCAACAGACCAGTCACCCACCTCGCGGGCCAGACGGTCTACGAGGGCGTCATCAGCCATCACGGAGGCGAGGCGAGTTGACCGTTCACTGGAAGTCAAGGTCACCCAGTCCGAACCCAGCACGTCATCCAGCACAGGAGTGGATCGTGCCAGATATTTGGTTATGTCAGCAGCGCCACGGACCTGACCAATGGTCTGCTTGAGCACCGTCGTTGCCGCACTCTGGTGAGGAACGTAGACACGGTTAGTGCGCTTAGCGACCTGTGCTTGTGCCTGGCTCGCCGCAGCCGCAATAGCGTCCTCGGCGGTAGACGGCACCTGCCCTGACCGCTGACTACGCTTACCACGGCCCTCGCGGTTACCTGTCCCCTTCTTGCCACGGGCACCGTAGCCTTCAGGCTTCGGGCGCATCTTTGATGCTTTACCGGCAGCGATCTTCTCCACAGACTCCATGGACATGTAGAAGTCTCGCGCCGAATCGGCGTCAAAGATCCCGTGCTTTGTGAACAGTCGAATAGTCTCATCGTTCGCGTACTTCTTCGACTGGCTTACAAGAGTGGTGTACTTGCGACCGTAGGCAACGGTGTCACCGGCATCGTCCAAAGCCTTCAAGGTTTGAAGTTCTTTACCGAACCAGTTGTACCAGTTCTGGACCTTCGCTCGTGTAAACGCCTTCTCCACGTTCACCGTCTTACCGAGAAGCCAGAAACCGTACTTGGCTCCCTTGAGTGCGACACCGGCACCAAACGCAGCATTGAGAGGGTCCAACGTCAGCATTGCCGTCGTGTTCGTAACGTCACGAATACCAGTAGCCCACGCAGAAGTGGGGTCAATGAATGGCATGGCCCGAACGAGGGCATTGCCCGGATTGCCTTGGTCCGCGAAGGCAATCTTCGTGTACAGGTCAGAGTAGGATGTGTTGCCGCCAATGGAGGCGTCCATCATCCCCTGCTGGATTAGACTCCAAGCCTCGGGATTGTTCTCATACTTGGCGAAAGTCTTCTCAAGCAGGTCATCATCGCCCCTGGCGTAGCCTTCGTAAACATCGGCCAGTACGTCTACAGCGAAGTCACCGTACTCGTTGCGAAGGTCAGACATTTCTGCCTGGTTCAGTGTGCCCTTGTCTGCCTCACCGTAAGACCCATCCACGAGTGTAGAGAGAGGCGCTGCCGGGGAGAGACCTAGCAGAGTGTTGCCGATTCCGCCAGCGAAGTCACCGTTCCCGAAGTCGCTGAATGCCTCCATCTGCCGGTTAGCCATTGCCGTAGCGAACTGCACCATCGTGTCGTTGCCGAGCATGAGAAAGTTGAACACTGGGGCAGCCAGCGTGCCAAGCATGGCAATGCCCTGTGAAGTCCAGTTCTCTCCATTGTCATCCGCTTCAGATCCACTGTTCAAAATGTCCTGAAAGAACATTGCCACCACGCCCTGATCACCTTCATCCTCAACGGAAGCGATGATCTGGCGTGCAGCAAGGAAGCCTTGCTGTGATCCTTTCGAGGCAGCGACACGAGTGAAAGCAACCTCAGCAACATTCTTCGCCGCCAGGATACGGGCGACGGAACCCATTTCACTCGGAGCCAGGCCGGAAACAGCGGCCTTGGCGAGGATAGCCGGGTTCAACTCGGCCAGACTGGCCGCATACTCTTCGGCATCCATCGAGCCATGACGCGCAATCATGTCCGAATTGATACGGGCAGCGTCCTTGTTTGCTACCGAATCCTTGAAAACAATCCCGAAAGTGTTACCGCTGTTGAGCGTTCCTACGAGGGTGCGCTCTTTATCTGTCATCAAGTCGGGAGCATTGGCCCAGTATTCGCCATCATTTGTGACGACCGAACGGCCATCCTTCAATCCCTGAATGAACTCAGGAAAAGAGGAGAACGAGTCGGGGGAGTAGGCTGCTCCACGTCGAGTCTCGTCATAGTTCATTGGGCCGACAGGCCGATTGGCGTAGAACTGTTGGACCAGTTGAGCCTGACGTTCCTGAGAGTCCTGATATTCCTGAAAAGTAGTTGCAGGAGCGGTGCGCTCAAAGGCACGACGACGCCCCATCGGGGCATCCGTGTCAGCGTAAGGAGAGTCCACCACCTCGTTTGGGGACATCGGCTCCGGGTAACGGATCGTGTTAGTGGGTGTCTCCGCAGCGCCAGGGTTCTTCCGAGACGGGCGAGCATTGATGCTACCGACGTTACCTAGATAGTTTGTGTTATCGGTCTGATCATTGTTCTCGGGAGAAGCCATGAGGGTTAGAGACCTTTCGATGTAAGGAGGTTGGCGATGTACTCCAACTCCCCGGTCTCATCACCTGCCGTCGCAATCCGGTTAAACAGTTGCGCGACACGAGACGGGGGAGCGGATAAGTCCTGGCCAGGGCCAGGGCCGAAAGCGGCACCAGCCGTTACTGGCTCAGCGGGTCGTTCAGAAGGCGCGCTCAATGGTGTGAATGCGACAGGTTTGCGAGGCTCAGTCCCAGAGGAGTTCATCGGTGCACCCGACTGAATATCCCTAAAGTCTTTTCTCCCCCCGTACTCGAAGCCACCCACATCCTGCACGGACTGACCGTCAATAGGTCCACCATCCGTGCGCTTAGACATTGATCCGGGGCCACTCACCGGGGAGGGTCGGCCAGGTTTCCGATATCCGCCATGTCCATTGGCCATTACTCGCCCCCCCACTCATCCCCGGAGTGGTTCTCCTCGTTGTCACCAGAGCATTCGTCACATTCGCACTCCTCATCACCAGACCCACTGAGCAGCGACTGCAAGGCTGACAGTGACGTATCCAATCTGTCGATTTCGTCATCGTCGGGAACAGCCTCATATTCGGACGTGTCTTTCAGTAACTGTTTCCATCCACGATTCGCCTGAAGCATGATGTCGTTCATTGAGTCAGGCGAGTAAGGCATACCGGCTGCATGTATCGACAACTGAATACCTTGCCACTTGATTTGAAGAGCGATAGCAGTGTCTTGTTCAGCCATGGCATGTCCTTAACTAGATGGGCAGGCGCCGAGTCACCCCGGCCTGTAAATTGGGGCGACCGCTACCCGACAGGGACGCTAAAAGCGTCTGCATGTCGGGGCGACCACCAGGAGCCATTCCGGCCTGACCGGATGCCACCCCTTGCATGAGGCCCGTTCCGTCGTTTAAACCAGACAGAGCAGCGCCCTCCGGGGACATACCTTCTTCTAGGGAGCCTTCTAGACCAGGCTCGGCACCAGGAGGTTCCGCGCCGGAGGGCGCTGCTGGCTCTTCAGGAGCGAAGGCTTCCGCCACCACATCCTCAATAGATCGGCCTTTCTGCCGACCAATAATGATCTGCGAAAGCCGAGAAAGAATGTCGCCCGGATCTTGACCGGCCTGTGCGAGAACCGGGATGGCTTGGGCGTAGCCTGCCACCGCCTGCTTCAACGCATCACGCATCTCCTCGATGTCAACCTTCGACTCTTCCTCCATTGCGTCAAGAGCGAATGGCATCTGAGAGCGGAGGAAGTCACGGGAAATCAGTTTGTCGCCACGTGCCTGCAACCCGAACACGAGCGCACGGTTAGGGTCCAGCCCAGCCATCAGTCCGTACTGCACGTCACACGTGTAGTCGCCCTTGATGTCCTTCATGGGGCGGTAACGGATCTCATACGGGGTTCCGTTCGCGTTACCGCGAACAGTCTTGGATTCCTCACCCCACACCAACTCATCCACCATCAACGCTTTACGTACAAGGTTGGCGAAGCCGGTAGCAAACATGGCCTGAGCGGTACGCACCTGAGTGTCGAAGCCACTCATCAACGCCTGTACGCCACGGCCAGTAACGACTGACCCGTCGATGTTTCCGCCACGAGCCTCCGGGTAACGTGAACCGTTACGCAATTCGGCATCAAGGATTCCCTGCTGCGCGAATGCTGACTGTGGCACCTCAATAGGCACACGACGTACCTGCTGGCCATTCGATGTACGAATGACAGCATCAGGACCGAGCGCTAGTTCCTGAGCGTCTGGCGGTAGAACGATAGGAGCCTGTACTGCTTTCTGCGCCGCCTCAAGTGACAGCAGCGCGAAACGGGCCTTAGCCACCTGTACAGCCAGAACGTCATCGAACTGTCCGTGAGACTCGTCATCGACTCCAGGACGTTGAATCCATTCGGCAAGACATTCGCCAATAGGATTCGGGATAGATGAAAGGATGGCCCCTTCACGACCGGGGAGGAAGATCACATCCTCCAATGCGCTGTGGTAGCGCAACACTTCAACAAGATCGGAACCTGACCCTGGGACACTCTTCTGAAAGAGAGATATTTTGTCCGGGTAGGAGGCGATTAATTCGTCGCGGGTTTTAAAGAATGAGAAAAATACTGCCGACAGGCATCCCCATCGGTCAAAGATGGGGTAGGCGCCCCGTGAGTCTAGGAAGTGAATGCGGGGGAGTCGCGCGTCATCGTCAATCTCTACCATTCCGATGGTGAAACCGTACGTAACATAGCGATCAGCAGCCGTATACATCTGACGCTGGACATCAGAGTGAAGTATGTAGCCGTTGACGATCTTTGTGCGCTTCTCCGCGAAGTCGCGGGCAGAGTCAGAGACGCTGGAAGACGAAGAACAGTTGAAAGACGGAAGAGGCGCAATAACTTCGGACAGGTCGCGTGCCGCAATGTCCACCATGTTACCGACGATGCCCGAGTCGAACGGCCCTTCAGGGAACAGGGCGGGAAATACGTCGCGCATACGGCCCTGGCGTACAGCCAGAACCTTGTTCATGCGGCCATCTCTAGCCGAATACTTAGTTTTCGTTCGCTCCCATAGGGAGCGCAGTTCCTTCAACTCGATTGGATTCATGCCAGCCTTCCAGTAACGGGCATGAGCGCCCCATTCATTTCTAGTTCAGTCAGATTCACGCTGGTCTGCTGCGCCCTATCCCATTCCGTAAGGAACGGGTTCACTGCATGTGTGCGACCAAACGTGCTGTGCGCGATCACGCGGTCCCTGCACGCCAACTCCGCGAACCACATCGCCATAACGCAGTCAGTCTTTTGGGTCTTCGATATACTTGGACCCCACGTGACCAACTGCTCGACCAGAGCCTTCACACCTTCAGAGAACTGGGTGGAAGGAAGTTCAAGCAACTGAGTGCCAGATTCATATCCACTCAACAGCATTGTCATAGACGCGACACCGAAGTCGGCATCATGCTTGTTGTTGCCAGTGAAGTGGCCCTGGATGCGTACACCTCGCGTAGCGAGGTACTGGTTAACGTCAGCGTCATGAACCAAGAAGCCCTGAAAACCATTCTTCTCGATACGCCACTCAGCGATCCCGTAATGATCAGTCCACTCTTTGATCAAGTCACGGATCTCATCGGGCCTAGCACCAGCCTTATTGAACACATTCAACACGTGTCGTTTCTGGTTCATTGGGTCTAGTGCCAAAACCACGGCAGCGGTATGCCCAGACGTTGCCGGGTCAAGACCAGCCACCACCACAGTGCCTTCCATTCCGCGCCCCTTGCGTACCGGGTTCACGTTCGAGGGCATCAGTCCTGTTGTTCGTGCGCCATTGATGCACGCCGCCACGGCGGCGGGCTGAAAAATGGCTTCCTCGTTGACCTGGGATTGCATGTAGACCATTGACCAAGTACGGGCAGCCATACGATTACGTTTCTTACTTAACCGTTCGCCATTCCATTTGACATACAGGCCGTCTTCGTCAGGAACAGTGTCGTCCCCTTTAGCGCCAATCTCCATCGTGTTAGATGCAGGCCACAACGTGACCCAATCCTCGGCCTTGTCGTGGAACTCCAGGACTGCTGGCATGGCCAGGTATGACCACGGTGACTCCTCATCGGGATACCGATCAGGATTCTGCAACTCCAGGTACAGATCCTTGGACGCTAACCGCGTCCCCACCACGAGCAAACTCCCCGAGGGGGAGAGACGTGAGATCACCTCCGACTGAATCCACTCAATCTGCTTCTCGTAGTCATGCGCGTTCGTTCCATCAATCACGTCATCGAGGATGATGAGGTCAGCACGGGCACCATAAATATGTCCACGGATGCCAAGGGCTTGAACGGTGGGGTCTTTCTCCCCGGAGTCCCTGGCCTCACCTGAGACGTAAATGATGTCCTGGGTCCAGGAGGCGGAGCCGGAGGCGTAGCCGTTAGGGGGACCGAACGTGCGCTGCATCTTGGAATAGCGGTCGTGGGTCAGACGGTCCTTGATACCGAAAAGGAACTTCCGGGCCATCGTCTGTGTCTTGGAGACGATCATCACCCGGATATTCGGATCTTTGGCGATCCGGTAGGCCACATAGTTCATGGTGATCGAACTGGACTTACCGTGCTCGGGGGGCATGTTACATATCACGAGATCTTTCTCGCCCCGGCGGTACGTCATCGAGTCATGCAGCCAGGAAGGCTCCTGGCCCTCAATCATGTCCACGACGTTCATCATGTGGGGGAAGACCCGATGGCCGAGATATGTCTCAGAGAACTCGGGAAACGCAATATCTGTGACTTTCTCGTGCTGCCATTCGTCCAGGCGCACGCTGCGGGCGCGGTCCATCTGAATGCAGAAGTCAGGGTCAGTGGCACGCCACGACTCATACGACTTAATCGAACGCCCAATAATTGAGACGGCATTCTTAACCGTGTGGCCCTGGGCCACCAGTTCCACCATGCGTTTCTTCGACTCAGCCACTGGACGCCTAGGGTCGCTCGCGGTCTTACCTTGAGCCATGAGCCGACCTTCCTATAAGTGACGCTAGGGGGTGCCTACCACTTGACTTTGTTCGCCCAGTAGGCGGCAGACATTTTTCCTTTGGCGATGTTTTTGGCGTGACGCGCCTTAAAGGCGGATTGACGCTTCGACGGCTGGCGGTCACCAGTCACGCCCTGCTGCCCAAATCGGATCGTCTTCACCTGCTCCCCGTCCTTGGCCACCACTACATGAGACTTCGTAGGATGCTTGGGGGTTCGCTTGGGCTTGTTGTATCCGTCAACCCCGGCCCGCTCTAATCGTGGATCTTTGTCTTTAGGCATGAGTAACATCTCCGTGGTGGTGGTGGTGGTGGTTCCCCCCTAATAGGTGGTTTCACCACCACCCCCCTCCATGGGTTCCCTTCTGGGAACCGGAGAGAGAGCGAAGCGAACGCGGAGGGTAAGGTATTCCGAACGCGGTTGACGAAGCCCCAGGGCGTAGTCGAACGAGGTTGTTTCATAGCCTTTAGTAGGAGACCCCTCAATGGGGTCTCTATAGGGGCTCAGCCCCCCCAAGGGGCTTAAGCCCCATCTAGGTACTTGACTTAAGATCTATCTCGCTAGGGAAGCCCTCAAGGGGCTTCCTGATCCCGGCTTTAGCCGGGGCTGGAGTCGCCGCTCTTTAAGGAGGCGGCTCCTAGTACCTAAAAGAAAAAGGCTCTCACTGTATATAAGCCTGGAAATAAGCACTATCGGACACTCCGAAAGTAAAAATCTCCAAAGTTGTCCGTTTTGGGGGGATATAGAGCCTCTTTCTCAGGGAAATCTGAGACTCCTGTTACTTATCCGTCACATTGTAGGAGGGGTCCAAAGGTCCACCTTCCACAGAATTAAAAGGTGATATATGTATATATAGACGACGAGTGTTAAGCAATGATGGGGTCAAGATCCATGCGCGATCGATCGTCTGAGGCCACCCCCGACCCCCTCCGTTGGCACATGTGTTCGATAGTCCACCCCCCGGGGAGGGTCTCCCGTGCATTCGACCGAGCCGTACCCCCCGGGGTATATAGATCGGCAGAAGTCCGGGCGGTTGGACTATCACATATATAGAGAGACATGTATATAGACAGGCATCGATGTCACCTCCACTGACAGGAAGACAGGCCGACAGGCCGACAGGTGACGGAAGATAGGAAGGCAGGAAGGCAGGCTAGAAGACAGGTCGGCTAGACATCTCTTCGATGTCTGGCCTAGGCCTCTCATCGGAGATGAGGGACCGCATAGGTGACAGGCCACGAGATACCCCTGGGGGTATAAACAGACACACTGTGACACGCCGATTCCCTCTAAGAAATTCGGACATATCGGAAGACTTTCGGATCTGACTTGTAACACCTACCGTTCTCGGGTATTGTCTTACTTGTCAGCACCGCTTGGGAAGTCCGAAGGCCGCAAGGCACGCGGAATCCCAGGCCGTGAACCAGGACACCGGCCCAGCAGAATAGGGGTCGATGATAAACAGAGGCACAACGCACTCCCGACCGACACCCCGCATGGCGGGGGCGGACACGGCGAGCCCGCCACCTTAGGGAAGAGCGGCCCGGTAGGGGAGTGACGCGCAAGCACGGTCTAGCACCCGTGCCTTGCG